AAGTAGTTGCGGCACTTGAACTGTATCCTGCTCGAATTAGCTGAACATCGTTTACTGTGTTCGCATTCATTAGAGAGCTAGTTACGCCCGAGTGTAAGTTTACTTCTATTTTTGATTGAGGAGCAGTAGTGCCGATACCAACGTTGCCTGTATACCGAATTCTCATTGCTTCGGTCATGTTATTGGTAGAGAATGCCATATCATCTGTAGAAGTGTACTCTATTGCACCCCTACTTGTGTCTAAGCTATCACCAAACTGCAGTACAGCAGACGAAGTATTACTTCCTGCTTGAATTATTACTTTTGCTTCTCCGCTTGCATGTTTTACATGAAGATTTGAAGCAGGAGCAGTAGTGCCGATACCTATATTTCCGTTTTCTAATATAGTTTGTCTAACATTTCCATTGTTAGTGGCGAATTTCATATCACCATCATCATTTTGTATTCTAATTCTACCTGTAGCTCCTCCACTATTATAGTCCATTACAATAGTGGTTGGGTTGGTATCTGTGCCTAAAATCCTTAACTGAGAGTTATCTGCTCCAGAAATATCAAGCTTAAAATTTGGAGAAGTAGTGCCAATACCTACATTACCACCTGTTAAAATATACAAGTAATCTTCTGTTCCACCTGCTCCTAGTGATAAAGCATGATTGGAAGCTGCTCTCATTTTAAATTTATTATTAGTATTCCAACTAATTAAACCAGCGGACCCATTATTATATGTTGTTGTATCACCAAAATCAGTAGTGCCCTCAATTTCTAGCTTATAGTTAGGAGAAGTAGTGCCGATACCAACGTTGCCCGTTTTATCAACCAGCATATGAACATCAGTGCCGTTCATAATTCTGAAGTCAGCTCTACCAGTTCCCTCAAAGTCTCTTATTAAATCAAAGAAATGGTCTTGGTTTTCATCACTATCTTGATGTGCAGTAATCTTATTATAGGTGTCACTTACATCAATTTGTATTGCTTGATTGGCATCTCGACCAACTGCAAAAACTCCTGTTCCGTCGCCTGTATATGCTAAAATATGTTTGTTTGACTCCCAAGCATCGTCCCCAAAACTGTACGTCCAGGTAGCATCTTCGTTACTCCCGCAATCTACTGTAAGTCCTGCACCATTTGCTGCACTTCCGTTTGTTGAGCCGCTCGCAAGAGTAATATTCTTATCGTCTACGGTAAGAGTAGTAGAGTTGATTGTAGTAGTTGTGCCGTCAACTTGCAGATTACCCGCGATTACTACGGTTCCGGTATCATCTCCGTGTGCTGCTGGGTCGATTGTAAAGGTAGCAGGTCCTCGAAGATATCCAGTAGTTGTAATGTTACCAGAAGAGATTGTGCCAGTATTAACTTGACCAGACAGGTAAAGGTCTTTGAAGCGTGCATTTGTATTTCCAAGGTCAATTGCATTATCTCGGGCGTTTCCTGAAGCAGTAGCAGGGTAAATTTTATCACTAGCATCTACAAAGCGAAGTCTTGTATCGTCTGTTCCAATAAATAGGTCTGCGTCTTTGGCGCCAATACTACCTACTGTTGCTCCGTTCTTTCGTATAAGAACTACATCGCCGTCTGTAGATATTCTATTAAAAATAGCGGCAGCATTCTCAGAGCGAGAAGCCCACATATAGCCATCGGATAACCCGGAGCCAGTAACTGAAGAGCTATTTCCCGCATAAGCTGTAGCACCTACTAATAAGTTACCTCCGGAATTAAATCTAGCATATTCAGTTTCTGTCGTTCCATTATCACCACTAAATCGAATGGCACCATTAGAGGTACCATTTCTCGACTTAATTATGATGGCATCACTAAGTTGACGTATTTCTCCTATAGTGTTCGTTCCGTCTGAATCATTAAGGTACAAACGAGGAACACTTCCGGTTATCCAAGTACCTCCTGATAAGTAAAGGTCTTTGAAGCGTGCGGCTGAAGCGCCTAAATCTGTAGTGGCATCTTCACTAGCACCGGAACTATCAGAAGGTCTAATTGCCGCGTTATCAAATCGGAATCCAGAGCCAGAGCCGTAATTATTATGAATGTAAAAACGACCGAGATTACTACCAATACTGCCTACTGCCGAGTTGTCCTTGCGGAACTCTGCAATCGTCCCGTCGGAAGTTTTGCGATTAAAATAAGCGGCCGCTGTTCCATCTGTTGTTGCGACTAGTTCTCCGGTGTTTTTAAGCTCAGCACCTACAGTATTTGTAGCGTCTTGAGAGGTTTTACCAACCAGCAGGTGACCGCCATTGGTGATACGTACGGCCTCCGCAGAACCTATGTTAAACGCAAGATCCAAGGGTGTAGTGCTAGCGTTCCCTGCTCTGCTATAGATTCTATTTACAGAATCATTAGGCAAAAACAGCATAGCTCCGTTGCCTGTCGTAGTTTCAAAAGTAGACGTGCCTTTAACGTGGAGCGTTCTATTAGGCGAAATCGTGCCCAGCCCTAACCGCTCCGCAGAAGCATCCCAGAAGAACCTCGGAGTCGTGCCCGTATCTTCGTAGAAGCTGATATCGCCTGTAGAATTATCAATTTGTAAACGACGGGTAAAGGTATCTTCTGCATCATTTGCAGTGTGGTATTGGAAGGAGCCTCCAGCAATACGTAGTCGAGTATTTAAATCAGTAGTGTCCGACTCAACAAAAGTTAGTTTGGGTGCCGCTGAAGTAATTTTTGCAACACCATTAACAGTCAAACCGTCGCTGACCACATTACCAGTTACGTCGATGCCTGTGGAGGTTGTGGCTAGTTTGGCGGCGTTGTTATGATAGATCGTAACTGCACCGTCCTCTATACCTTCTAAAAATCTTTCATTGGTTGTCTTTGAGCGCAAGGATAAATTTGTAGCCCGAATACGTAAGTCACCCGTGCCGCCTTCGTCAATATAGCTATTAGACCCATCATGATAGATTTGAAGATCATTTCCGTCTCCAATAACAATGCGCACGTTATCCGCCAGATTTAAGTTTCCGGTGAAATCAAGTCCTGAACTAGAAGTTGCGTCTCCTCCAATTTCTACAATGGATTCTGTACCGCCCACACTTTTCTTGATGTACATTTTGCCATCATAAGTGTTAAGAGCTACTTCGCCGAGGGCGAGTTGAGACGTAGTTGGGACAGCGTTCTGAGTTCCAGAACGCTTGAGTTTAATCGTTTGCGCCATGTGGCTCCTCCATAACTATGCGTATTTACGCGAGAGGTGAGTATTTTTTAGAATGATCCGCCGTCGAGTGCGTTTGTCCAAGCAGGGGTGCCAGTTGAATCGACAGAAAGAAGTTGTCCTACGCTATTACTGGAATCATATGCTCCTACAGCAGTAACAAGAAGTCCTCCAGCGCCGTTTCCATAGATGACACCTTTTGAAGTAAAGGTTCCTCTACCTGTACCGCCATGTGCGACTGCGAGATCTGTATCGAGAGCAAGTGAGCCAAACTTTGCAGCACCCGCTGTACCTGAAATCACATTTGAAGTATTTGTTGCGTCAGGAATAAATGTAAACTGTTGAGCACTGTCATCATAACCAAAGAAGCCGAGCTTAGCAGCGGTACCATTGTGCCAACGGAACTCCACACCGCGATCGAGGTCGTCATCAGTTGTTGGAGCTGTGTCTCCTCCTAGAGTAAGAAGAGGATCGTCAAGAGTAACAGTTTCGGAATTAACAGTAGTAGTTGTGCCATTTACTGTAAGGTTTCCGGTAATTGTTGCATTGCCGTCAACCGAAATATTTGTTGAAGTAATATCGTCAGAAGTAAGAGTACCATTTACACTAACATTGTTAAACGTTACATTCGAAGTTGTAGCAACATCCTGGCCGATAGAGAAAGCTACCTGATTGTTACTAACTGCTGTAGTTACGCCTGTGCCACCATCAAAGTGAAGAGTTTCTTGTAATACAACAGTATCCGAACCCGTATCACCAGTAATAACAAAGTCTGCTGTAAATTCTGCTGCTTGAGTTAAACGACCTTGTGCGTCTACTGTAAATTGAGCGAGTTGAGTAGCAGAACCGTACTGTCCAGCAGTAACTGCCGTGTTGTCAAGATCAATTTTTACATTGTCGTCAGTAACAGCAGTAGTAAGAGCAGTACCTCCTTCAAAGTTAAGAGTCTCAGAAAGAAGCGCTACACCATCAGAACCGCTATCGCCTGTAATATTGAGAGTTGTTGCGATTGTGACTTCGCTTGCAGCTGTTAATCGTCCTTTTGCGTCTACTGTAAATGTCGGAATTGAAGTTGTTCCGCCATATGAGCCTGCAGTTACAGAAGTATCTATAAGGCTAATTGTATGCCCGATACCTTCGCCGGTAGCAGCACCTGTAGTTGCAATTTGACCTGCAGTACCTATAAGAGTTGCAACATAGTTACCTACAGTATGAGTACCTAAATCGACACTGTTATTTTGTTGAGCAACGTTGACTGTCCAAACGCCAGTACCTGAGTTATAGCTACCTGTGCCTGCTACGTCACCTGTAATTGCAAGTGCGTTCGTTGTTACTAGGTCATCAATAATATCAGTATGATATTGACCCCCAATAACAAGAATATCTCCAGTACCGCCGCCGGGCTGACCAATAAAGAGCTTTTTACTACTTTGTGAATACGCTAATTCACCCGGCTGTAGTGAGCTGGGTGCCGCCGTGCTAGTACTGCGTTTGATCTTAATTGTTTGAGCCATTTAAAAACTCCGATTTGCCTTTAAAAGGCTCCTGCATCTAGCGTATCTGAATCTGGTGAGTCGTCTCCTATCATTATAGGTACAAACTCAAAGTTTCCTTCGCTAGTTTCGCGGTATACTTTTAGTTGATTATCATTTGTGTCATACCAAGTGTCTCCTTCTTCTACATTTGAGCCAGTTGGTGCGTCATCGGAACGAAAGTCTTGGTCTGCGAGCTGCTGAAGAGCATCTTGCAAGTTATTTGCAGTTACTGTACCGTGAGGTACAAAAGCAATTCCCGCAGCCGTACTTGTTACGGAAGGAATCGCTAAATTATTTATTTCTATAGTATTAACGTCTTCTGTTATTGAGACTTGAACTTTTCCACTCTCAGTAACAGAAACCTCTGTTACATCTTCAGAAATATCTATTGTTACTCCGGAAACTGACATTATCGTGTTACTTCTTGGTTAAGTGTAACCTCTCCCTGTAGTAGGCGTTTAACAGTACCATTTCCAGTAGTAAATATTTCTAAATCATAGTAATATCGTCCTGCAGAAATACCGGAAGAAGCGGAGTTAGGAAGCTCCATTTTTAGTACTCCACCTGTAGCATCAGGTATTGTACAAGTAAAGCTGGCAGCAGCGTCTCCAGAAGCATCTTTTTTAGTGCGCAATTGTGCTCTCGCTGAATAGTTAGTGAGGTCTTTAATTGAACCGGATTGCTTTACGACTAAGTCTATGACAAAGTCTGATCCTTGGTCAATAACTAGATTATATGTTGCCGCTGCCATTTCTTTCTCCTATTGTGGAATTATAGCCCACAGGACATATTATGTCAAGATTTATTTTTTGGAGGTATTACGTACCGAGGTATCCAATTTTAACTCGCAAAACTGGAGTCGAAGCATTATCATAAATTTCTATCTTTGCTCCTGTTGTATTGCCGTTTTCATCAGTGTCTGTCATACGAATACCCCCTCCTGTGGTACTGGCAATTAAAAGCTCATTTGAAGTTATACTGTTTGCTGCAATTTCACTAGCTCCTATTGATCCATCAACTATTAGGTCTCCTGATATGAACGAAGCAGCAGCAGTCCAAGTACCATTACTACTAGCCGACTGAGCAACAGTGCACTTCCAACCGTAGGAAGGGGTAGCGGTATTATTTGTACTTACTACCGCAATGTCACCTACTATAGCATAGCGCCCTAAGGCAGCAAGGACTCGCGCATTAGTAACTAAAGTTACATCACTAGCGGCAGTAGCAGTATTTATATCAAGATTAAAGAAGGCAACGCCGGGGTCTCCATCATCCCCGGGACTTCCATTATCTCCTCTCGCAGCAATTAATGTAGTTAGAACCGTAGTTGTACTGTCTGTAAAAGTAATTGTGGTTTTGTTCCACATATAAGGTAGAGCTTCAGTTAAAGCCCCTGCATCACTAAAAGTTGAGTACCAAGTACTTGTAGGAGCAGTAGTAGCGCTAGAACCCCGCTGGTACTCTTCTCCAATTGATGAGATACCTACTCCGTCTTCTACAAATTGAGTTATTAAAGTTACAGCGCTATCATCAAAAGTGCTGTTCGATCTGGAGTTTCTGTTAAAGTTCCAAAGATACTGATTTGTAGATGTAGGAGTCTGAGGACTTGTAGTCCAATTTGTATCAATTGTAGTTCCACTAGAATATCTTCCAGGCGCTGTAGTGCTGTTAGTAAGTCTATAGTACTCTGTAGTGCCCGTGTAGCTTACTCCAGGGCTTCCAGGGTCCCCAGGGCTTCCATCAGTTCTTTGCGCGTATATAACGGCAGTGCTTGTAGTGTCTGCAGCCGCTGCATCATCTCCAGGCGTACTTGCATACAGTACAACTATAACCCAAATTTTTTGTCCGTCTGCGGTTAAGGAAGGAGGAGACTTATTCCAGTTAGAAGGAGCTGTATAGTCGTTATTAGTAAAGTTATACGTAGGAGCAGTAAAAGAAGGAGCGTTTCCTGTAGTAGCATTTGAGTAAAAATATACTTCTGCTACTGCATTACCATCTACTCTGTAGGGAGTGCCCCAACTCCATTGATTAGTAGTTGTGTTTAACTGGCCTTTTACAGCCCATAAGGGGTCTGTGCCTGTGGGCGGATTGTCTGTCCAAGTAGCGGGGGAAGAAGTACCATCTGTAGGTATGCCTCCTGTACCTGTAGCTGTAGGAGCCGTGGCCTTACGAGTAAATACCAAATTAATACTAGATCCAGCAACACCTGCAGGCCCTTCAAGCGTAGTATCTATAGAAATTAAAGACTTAAATGTGGAGCTTGTCCCGTCCGCAGATTTTGTTGTTTCTGCTACGATTGTATCTGCTTGGAAATCAATTAGTAAAGTATTGTACTCGTGAGCAGACCCTGATATAGCAGTATCAAAAGATCTGTCGATACGTAAATGAGTATCATTTACAACGTGTGTAACAACAGCGGCTTGTGTAGTATTAAATTTAATTATTTGCCCTGCAACGTATTCTCCGTCAAAATTAGTAGAACTACCAGTTACTTTATTTGAACCTTTAGCTACTGATACAGTCCCTGCTCCAGAGTCAAAGTCATTATTTGCAATAACATCTTTCCAATAGGGAGTTTTAAAAGCAGGGTTATCTACAAACTTGATAGCCTTTAAGGCTTGGGCACTAGAATCAAAAAGAATAAAATTAGTGTCTCCGTCCGCAATAGTGGAATCTACAGTGTCTACCGCAGCTACAGTATTGTTATATACTGAAGTAGGGCTACCCGCGGCCGCAAATAAAACAGTGGAACCTTCAAAATCTAAATTAAAATTACTATCTAATAGTAGCTTTGAGGCACTTGTGCCTCCAACTGGCAAACCTTGTTTGCTTCTAGCACACTTTATAGGAAACTTATCTTGTACTTTTATCTGTGCAGGGGTCATACTAGATCTACGACCCACAGTATCAATTGTTCTTACTGATACTTTAAGTTTTTGATCTGGAACGTTCTCTAGTAAAATTTCTGTAGTATCTGCTGCTACCGTAATAGGGCTTTCTTGTGTTACAATATTATGAAAAATTTCAAAGGATCGAACATTAATTGCAAGACTTCCGTCCTCGTCCACCGGAAAGTCCCATACAACTCGAACTTCATTGCCTGCTTTTAAAGGGTCCGGCGCTTCGAACAAATACAAGTTCGCAGGAGGATATATCTCTCCATCAGCATAGTAACTTGGTGTAATACTTCTCTCAATTACTAAACTAAACTCATCATTTTCGATTGCATCATTTTTTTCTTGAAAATATTGAATTGCGGTAATAGAATATGTTTGCTTATCGTCCTCGGTAATACCAACAATCTTATACTCTTTTTCCGATCCGTCAATGCGAGTTCCGTCACTATTTTCTATAAGCAACATCCATATCGCACCGGCGGGAGGAGCCGAAGGAAAAGCATCGATAGAGGCAACAGTTAAAGTACTAGTAGTACCAGCACTATTTGTAATAGTTTCTTGGATTATTTTAGTATTTTTATGCCCTGTAGCACCGCCGTCTTCAAGGTCAGGGTCTTCAAATACTAGGCTTAATTTGTACACTTTACCTGATTGAATAGTAACATTCCTATCTAGAACAATACTCGTAGTACTAGAACTATTACTAACTCTGCCGCTATATGCAATATTATACTCATCGGCATCTTGTACTTTAATTACATCTCCTGGAGCTAAAAAAGAAGCATTAATAGATGTTGAAAATCCTAATATTTCTGTTTGGTTAATTGCTGTCCAGAGCTTCCATCTACCAAAACGTATAGCTTGTCCTTCTGAAGTACACCCAAATGCAACTGCCTTCTCTCTAACAATAGTACCTGTTTTAGCAATGTTTTCTCTATCTTCTATAAGTAGTGGCTCTAATCTATAGTTTGCCTCTGGGTTTGTCCACATAACGGTAAGTTGATTAGGACGGACTTTTTTACTAGATGTTTGGTACTCGAACTGACCATTGATAACGTTACTTTTTGTAAAGGTATACACAGGGTCCGAAGGGCTATCCTGAACTGCAGTAATTTTTCCATCTTGCCAGTAAAGTATCCCCACAAATACAGTAGCAAAGTCTTTTAGCACTTTGTATACGTCAGTATGCTTTGTTAGATAAATATTTGCTCTGTACCTAGGCTCTGTACCTCCTTTAAAATCATCTACCCGTTCATCACAATACCTTGCAATCCTATACAAAGCATACTTATCTATGTCTGATTCTTTTACATAGTCTCCTATTCCATAGCGATTGTTTGTTACAATGTCATAAAAAATCCACGCAGGATTGTCGGTGTATTCTGGGACAGATTTAAAATTACCGTTCCATAGTCCATTGTATAAATCAGAAACGTCAGGATTTGTGGCCGCAGAATTCTCCCTAGTAGTATAATTACTAGGAATTTTTACTTTTAAACCTCTGCAATGATATGTTCTTACAGGCATTGCTTGGTAATCTTTAGATGAAAAGTCTACTTTTGCTAAAGCAGTAAATGGATAATTTAAACTTTCACTGATATGAGATTGCACAGAACTGATAGTAGCTTGTGCTTGCATTTTGTTGTTTGCTCCGCCTTCTTGACCCGTTGCATCAATTTGTCGTCCATCAAAACGAGTTAAACGAGTAATTTTAACTTTAAAATCTGTAAAAGGGCGGTACTGTTCTAACTGTATAATTTCTTGGAAAGATACAGGAGAAGGGAACTTTCCTCCGTGAACACGATCAGCAATATGAATTGCTGTTTGGTCTGTGCCATTAATAATAGGTATAAACTCAATTTTATATCTAGCACCGGCTTCTCGAGTTTCCCCTTCTTGCCCTGTAGAAGAAAGACTGGAATAGCTAATCTGAATTCTAACCGCATCTACTTCTTCTAGCTGAGCAGCAGTTAAGTTAAACCCTGCAGAAGCACTGCCCTGTAATACCGGGGGACTAGCAGCAATTCCTGTTGTTTGGGAATTCCCATCAATAAATTCTAAAGATTGTGGGCTAAAACTAGCATTTGGAATACTTGTTCCATTTGTACCGTACATGGAGCTTATGGGAGGCTGATTAAGAGTGCCTGCTCTGAATTCTATATTTGCTTTTGCAAACTTGCCCGTGTTAGGGTCTCGAGCATAAACATCATCGTCTCCAAAATCATAGTAAAAAGCGTTTGACAAATCTGCATCATAAGTGCCAGAACCATATTCCCAGTTACCTACTAAATACGGAGTTACTGTGGCTGTTTGCACTTGAATAGTATAATCTATCTCTAATATTACAGTTTGACTTGTTTGCTGTGACCTAAAGTTTTCTAAATTAGCTGTATCTGCATTCATAGGCACAAAACTAGCTGCTGTACCACTTGTACGAGAAACTATATAGCCAGGAATACTTAAATTTAACGCATCAATTTTTAATCGTGCGGCTTCCATCCCTCCATTACGAATCATTTTATCTGTAAAAAAACTTGACAAAGTTGTTAGAGGCACTGATTGACGTCCATTATCATCAGTAGTAACACTACCTACACTTAATATAGTAGTAGTATCCACTGCTCGCACAGAAAGAACTCGCATAGATTGTTCTGGCTGCCCTTGAGGAATAGTAGGGTTAAATGTTATAGTACTGGCGCCATTTGTTAAGGTTACTTGTAATTGATTAATTGCTGCACTAATTCCACTGGACACTTGGGGAAACATACTATCATCATCTAAATATACGCCCGCGCCTCCTCCTACAAGACCTTGTATAGGACCTTCCGAAATAACGTCTGTAACTGATATTCTTTGCTGACGAGAGGCTACTCCACTGACCGCACGGTTCTGTGAAGCAATATTATTAGATTGATCTGCAAAAAATTGTGGTGTGCTTTCAAAAATCATTAGTTATCTCTTTTAATTACCTGTTTCTATCTCAGGAATAAAGGCAGGAATCCCTTGAAGATGCCCTTCCGGAGTGGTTTGTTGAAAGTTAAAATCTGTAAGTCCTTCAAACATAAAATCTGGAAACATTCCACTTACTTGGGTATTTTCATTCATTACTTCAAAACTAACTGGTCTTCCTGGTACGCGCAATTCTCCATATAACAAAGGCACTGGATCTCCTTCTTGTATATTAGTAGCGGCTCCATCAAACAAATAAGATTTTGGCCCTGTTTTATCTGTAGCAGGATCAGGCAGCATTAATTGTTGTATTCCTGAAAGAGCTAAATTAACCGCCATACCTCCCAATACTTGACCATAAGTAAGAGTTCCTCCTTTAACAATAGTAGTAGCAAGATATGCTTGGTGAGGTCCCGGAATTAACATAAATGCAACAATAGCTAAAGCTGCTAGTAGTTTTCCTCCTCCTGACTTTGATCCAGCAGGGACCGGAGTTACAAATAAATCTCCTTCTTCTAAGGCGTCTAACCCCTCTTCTTGAGCAATACTCCTATCTGCGATTTCACAGCGAAAAGATACCCCTTTTTCAGCACACTCAATCATATGCTGCTTTAGGCTAGGGTCATTTGCATGTAGTAGTCTAAACAAGTCACTCAAAGTGGGTACATTTAATAATAGCTTTTCCCCAAACCTATCAGCGAGCTCGCCTTGTAAATACACATTACGATTCATATCTATATATACCTGTTAAATGCTGTATCCAAAAAGGATACAAATTTTCTTTGCAGGAAAGTCTTTTCTCTGCATGATGAAACATTAAATCATTCCCTAAGTAAACTCCACAATGATTACCTACATCAGTTGTAACTGAAAATACTAATAAGTCATTAGGTTGAGGATCTACTACTTTTTTAAACCCCCAAGTTGATATATACTCTTCAGTAAAATAATCTAATTCTTTTTTCCACCAATCATCTTCATACAAGTCCCTATTAGGAAGATTAACCCCTATCGAACTATAATAATCTCTTGCAGCTTCGAAACAGTCACTAACTCCAAATTCATACTCTCTTCCTGATAATGACTTCTTTTGTAATGTAGGCTCTACTATACATAAGTCCATTTCTGGAAAACTAAACACATAATAGGGTATTCCTAATGCATTACAGCAATTTATATCATGTTCTGAAGGAGTAGACTCTCCATCAGGGTGGCTGTGTACAATGCCTACTATATCAAATTTTTGTTTTATTTTAAAGAACTCTCGGGAACATATGATAAATTCTTCTTCGCCTTTTGCTTTATTTTCGCAAGGTATCCACTGAAGCTTTCCTTTTTTCACCCCTAGTATACCACAGCCTTCCCTTGGGTATTCGTTTTCGAAGTGCTCTTCGATGCTGTATAACCAATTACTTAAATTTGTCACTTCCAGGGAACCCTCCAAAAGGCAATACAATATCGTTCTTTTGCTCTATAGATGCTTGAGAGTTAGCTTGATCGGCAATAGCTTTATAACCAAATCTAGCTTTACAGCCTGCTAAAGTTTTAGAGCAAATATCTACTCTTTTCCAAAATAAAGAACCTTCTATAGGAGATTTTCCAGTAGAACTCTTTAACGCCTTCCAAATGTTACCGCCAGACTTTACATAAGCACCTACAGAGTACGCAGTTGATGAGCTGTATGTTGAGTATTGATTTGCTTCTCTCCAGTACTGGGTATTTCGAGCAGGAGTATTTCCACTATTGTTTGCAACTTTACTTTGATACGTAGTATTATTGTAAGTTACAAAAACATTTTGGGCATACGTAGTACTATTACTCCAGCTGCTTGTACTTACATTTGTTACAAGCGGATTATCATAAATATCGAAAAAAGCAGCCTGTGCTCTATCGTTTTGATCAATTATAGAACTATCTGAAGGAAATATACAACCTCCACACCCCTGTTTTTCTCTACCTTGATAAATCCAAGAACAATACTTGCCTACCACAAACCTACCGGGCAACTTTACTCCTTCTAGATCAAAAGGCGCTGCTAGCTCAAAAGTTATAAGAGTATTTGTACGAGTTGATATTCTATCAATAATATACGTTGCTTCTGGAAACTCAAAAGGACTACTAGCGTCATCTCCTCCTACTAAATATTTTGCAAAAGTTCTTCGTCTTCGCAACTTTGTTCCAACTAAGTCTTCAAATGTAAAATCCTCATCATCAAGAGAGCTCCTAAGAAGATTTGTTACATTTGCAATTGTAAGAGTGGGTCTGTTTCCTGGGCCATCTGAAGTACTTTCTACCCCCGACATTTCCATTGGTATGGCAGTATACTCATTTGCTTCAGAATTATTATTCTTATTAGCCTCTCCGTGAGGATGAAATTTAAGCGTGCTTAAGTTTTCTTCTACCCCAGGGTGAAAGAATAAAGTAGGGTTGTTATCCGAAGGGTCTAGAATTAATTCAAATAGCTCTACAAGAGGGCTGGATTGTGATTGTACTAGATCACTTGTTATAATATCATTAGTAGCCATTAGCTTTCATATACTCTTTTAAAAGTTGCCTCAACCATAGAGAAATCGTCATTTACAAAAGTAAGTGCATAATCTTGACAAATTACTTTTATTGTTTTCTCTCCTCCACTCGCATTTGTATCTGGATATGTATAATTAAATGCAGTTACACCTTTTTTATCTTCAAAAAAAGCCATAATATCATCTGCATTGTCGTCTGTTCTGTTATTAAATCGAAGTACAAAAGTTTGATTAATACTGTTAATACCATCCGCTAATCTTTGCTCATAGCCATCGCCAAAAGCTGAGGTAAGTACTCTAGGGCTGTGGTTATGTTTTAACATTCTGTCTGGAATAGCTTGAGTGCTACCATCTAATAAAGTAAATCCGATTGCCATTATGATGCTCCGTATGGACTTAAGATTCCGCCCGCTCTCTTTTGATTCATTAGTTCTTGTTGTACTGCTCCAGCAATAGCTCGTCCAAGATTTTGTCCGCCCTGATCGCCTTCAACTTCAGTAGTTGCACCGCCTTCATTATTTACATTAACACTTACTGAAATATTATTCTGCTGTCCTGCTCCGCCTTTCATCTCTACAGGAATTTGCTTTCCGTTAGGCAGAGGTACCACTGCTTCTGTGCCGTGCAGGATTGCAGGGTAGCCCGCCTCTCGGCCTTTTGCAATACCTCCGGCTGAATAGCCTTCTAATATTGCACCACTTCTTGCTGTAGCACCGAACTTAGCTCCTACAAAGGCACTTGCAATCTGTCCGAGGGCTCCCATGACAATTCCTCCCGCACCTCCACCGCCTAGACTTGCCAGTAATGAACCAATACCAGAAGCAAAAGTTTGACCTACTTGATCCATTGTTATACTTAAGCCTTTAGTTGAATCATTTAAATTTACACTAGTATCATTTAGTTGTTCAGTATGATTTATATAATCTTGAGTTTTCTCAACTTGTTGTTGCTCGGTTCTTTGTTGCTTTGTATTAGTTATAGGACTATCTATCACAACACCGTCTACAGAAGTTCCTGTTCCTGTTCCTGTAGGAACACTTTTTGTTAGATCTTCTACAATTTTTACTTTTAAAGGAATTAATGATTGGTCTAAAGCTATAGGCAGAGGGGTATTCTCTAATTTGGTAAGTAAAGAATTGACTCTATTATTTAATTCGGTTGAAGGAGTTGATGTTGTATCAATTATTTCTCCGTCTTGGGTTTTAATTTTTTCTGCCACAGTAGGATCTTTTATTTCTTGTTTTACTAAACGTACAAATTCTGCTCCTGCCTCTCCCAAAGCTACTTTGTATTTTACCGCGCCGGCTGTTGAGGCTGTTTCAATAGCTTCTCTCATTAACTCGTCCGGAGTTTTCTTTTTTTGTATGTTCAGTATACTACGAATACCTCCCATCATAGATTCTGTAAGTTGGTTTGCTAACTCGTCCGCAACGCTTTCTGCTGCACTTTTTAACATTTTTAAAACAGCGTCTTTGCCGCTTTTTTCTTCTCCTTTGAGCAATGCTGCAATATTACTTTGCATACCCGTTTCTAAGCCTTGCAATCCTGCCTGGCCTAAACGGTTCATTACATCTTCTTGCTCTTGCAGTATATCTCGCTGATTCATAAGCAAGCCCAACTGGCCTGCAAGTAAATCAACTCTTGCTTGATCTTTTTCAAGTATATTCCCATCTCCTACAAGTAAAGAAAGCTCTGCAGTCTTTTCGACAATATCTGCATCCATATCTGATATTGCCTTTTTTGCAGTAGCTCTTTCATTTATAAGTGAAGTGCCGAATCTAGTGGCATTTTGAAATTCAAACTCATTACGTAGTTTATCTAAATCTGCTTGTGTTTCTACTTGATGCAGAAGTCTTAATACTGCTAGTCTTTCTATAAGTGTTTTTGTTGTTTTTGAGTACTCTTTGGTACCCTCAATAAGATTTCCTAACATATCCGTACGTAATGCTGTTGCACGAATTTCATCCTCAGTAACTTCTAGCAAATCAGTAGCTTTAGTTTTATAATTTGTAATACTTGTGGTTAGCTGAGTAAATGCTAAATTCGAGGAGTTAAAACTTTCATTAAAGGCCACTAGATTTTGGTGCTGAAGCTGGAATTCTTCGCCTAGTTCAGTTACTGCATTAGTATAATTTTTTAACTGATTGGTATCAAAGTTTTCTGAGTTTAATAAGCCAATAAAGTTTTTAAGAGGAGCAGTCATCCCTACGCCTAACCCTTCTATATTAAAGACTGCCTCTATTTCTTGTGCTAGTCTTTTTGCGGAAGCTACGCCTTCCTCTGTGTTTAAAAGATTCAATATATCAGAGTTTGCAAATCCTGAAACTATTCCTTTTTCTGCTTTTACAGTCGCTGCTGTTTCTGCAATTTGTACAAATTCAGTTAGCCTTGGTATGACGTTACTCATGAAGTTTGTTAGTGTCTTCATACTCGTCATAGTACCCCCCACAACTTTACTGCCCATGTTTTCGGATACTTTTTCTAAGTGTCCGTTAATTCCGTCAGCTGTTCTTCCAAACTCAGTAGCCATAGTTTTTAATCCTTCTACGGCTTCTGCTGTCATATTAGCTATTTCTTTGATCTGTTCTTCAAGAGGGTTAAACTTTTTATAAATAGACTTTGCAACATCTCCAATTATCAATAAGAAGGTAAATGCACTAAATGCACTATTTATAGCGTTACCGATTTTAGTCATGGCGGCAGTAGTAAACCTAGTTAAAGCGGCCATTGTTGTTCGCCAGATTACTTTTACTTTTTGTGTCTGTACACGAATATGAGCAGTAAGACCTGACCAACCTCTTTTGCTTCTTTGCCAAAAAGTTTCTTTTATTCCTAAAATATCTCGTAAAGACTTTTTGTAAACTAACTTTTGATGTGCAGTAAGTTGGTTATAAACTCCTTTTTCTTGCTCTGCAAAACGTAACAAAGTTGCAGCCTGTCTTTTACTTAATTTTTCTTGGTTACGTAGCCTATCAATGCCACTTCCTTTTTCTGCTTTTACATTTTTTAAAGCGCCCCGAACACTTTCTGTAGGGTTAGATGCTTTTTTTAACTCATCTAAGTCTTCTTTGGCATTCTTTAAAGCATTTGAGGCTTCTCTTGAAGCGTCTTGTGCTGCGTCTACAAAAGAATCAAAGGAAGGCATCATACTTTTTGTAACACTTACAGCAAATAAAGCAATTACAGCAATAAACGCTTTAATATTATTTGCAAGAAAATTAGCAATTCCTTCTACAGGGCCAGATAAGAATGTTGATACAACATTGAATACGTCACTAAAAGCTACCCCTAATTTTTTTACGGCGTTGTCGTTTACTTTAATAGCCTCACTTGTAGCAATGAACTTTTCTTCTAACTGAGTTTGTACTTCGAGAGCAACAGCTTGTTTCTGCTCTAACAACGATAAAGACTTAGCAGTTTTGCCTACTTGAGCTGCAAACTTTTTCTTTGCATCTTCTAGTCGAAGAGTGATACCTAATTCATCTAGTAGTTCTGGTTCTGCTTTTGTTACACCACGAACAAGTCGATCAAAAGAGTCTGCTACGTCTCTTCCTAAAATTTTTGATACGGCGGAGGCGCCTTCAGCTAAGTCAGTAAGCTGTTTGGGAGTAAGTCCAGAAGCTACACCAATAGCAGCAGCTTGAGACGCTTCTTGAAATTCCAGCATTCCCTCTGTTGCGGAGCGAATATCATTTGAAAGTGTTTTAAGAGCAGTACCTGTACTAGAAGCATAGGCTACTTGAGAATCTTGTAAAACTCGTAAATCCCCTACTTTTTTGAAGAACTCAAACGCGGCGCTAACAGCAAATGCGGTTGCGGCTAAAGTTGCATAAACACCAACTAAACCTCCAACACCTTGTGCCATTTTTGAGAAGTTTTTAGTTCCGTTTGCAGAAGCTTGCGCAGCCCCTTTAAGATTACGATCAGCAGTATGAGCACTCTTGCCTACATTATCTAATTGCACGCCGAGCTTGGCCGCATCAACGGATACTTTTTTCATTTGTCCGTTAACAACTACATCTATTAAAACTGTATTTTTCTTTGCCATTAGCCTTTTACATTATGGGTGAAGTTTTTTCCGCCCCTTGCCTTTGATCGCGTTTCTTCGGCTTTTCGTTTTCGTTCTGCTTCTTCTGCTCTACTACTTACTATAATATTTTCATAGAGTTTCATAAAGTATAAAGTAATTCTAGGCTCTTCTACTTCGTACAACTTAAAAAAGTAATCTATACCGTCCCAATATTTTCCCATGTATGTGCCACTCATGCCTTCATAGTGATCTGGCAGTAAGCTGAACATAAAAAATGCCGTCTGTACTTCAGACGGAAAGTCCGAAGTATCCAGCGGCATCTTGGTGGGGTCAGGCTCTTGTCCGAGTTGTTCGCAGACAGCCAGATACTTATCTATAGTAAACTTAGAGGTTGACTCTTTTACTAAACGGGTAAGTAGAGCTTCTATATGCTCTACTTGTTCCCAGTAAAATTTTCAAGGTCACCTACTGTTTCAGTAACCCAAGTGTCAAACACATTAGAGTTTTTCATAAGTAACTCTGCATTATCTGTTGTGTAAGGAAGTTCATCTTCAGGATCATACGCCGAGACATCCACCAATAGAAGCTCTTCTAGGTACGAAAATTTCAGGCCAGACCATGACTTAATTACTGCCTTACAGTATTCTGTTAAAAACTTTTCTTCGTCTAATATTTCTTCAGGTTGACGAGTTTTCTTATCAAATTTTGTGCTTACGCATTTTTTTCGTAGCTTTACTAGTTCTTCTCGTGCCAGATAGCATAGAGAAACTTTCATGCCGGAATAGCCGGGAAAGTCTAGTGATACGGTCTTACTTGGAGTCATTAGACTCGCTAAAGAAATAGGTGAATCGCTCATTTTTTATCCTTGTGAGAGTGTAAATTTATATCTTGTAATTATAGGTTATGAGAGGTGAGATGTCAAGATTTATTTTTAAGAGGTAACGAAAAAAGGGGCCGGAGCCCCTTAAAGAATAATCTTTATTATTATTCTCCGACGTACTTAATAAGTAGTTCGTCAGTTCCATCAATTGTACTAGGCAACGCGTGGAAGTTAGTCTCTATTGAAATAACGTCATCAATTGAGTGAGTAGGTACTTCTAAGTGACATTGTGCCATATTTAGCTCAACACGAGGAGTTGCGGTTGCTCCTCCAATTTTAAATATTAAAGTAAAATCGTTTGTAATCTTAGTTGTATCTTCAATAATATTTTCAAAAAGCTCAGCACTTGAGTCGTCTTCTGCATTTAAGTAACACGTAAAGTTACCTGATACAGAACGAGTTCCCGTTACGTGCCCCAAAGGCTGGTTAACTACTCCTAGAGTCTCTGGAGTTAAGAAGGTAATATTATTTGAAATAGTAATGTTTCCTCCTGTTAAAACTAAATTATACGTTGCAGGATGACCTCCTCCCATAGTAGTCGTAGCTGCTAAGCTAGTTAGCCTATTACGAATAAAATTATCCGTATCTGTAGCTAATGAGCCTTCAGTAATAGTGGCTGTGGGGGCAGTATCTTCTGTAATAAGCTTACCAAAACCAGACCAATTAATAGTAGCAATACCATCAATATCAAAATCAATAGAAGCTTCATTTACAACGCAGCCATCAATCTTATAAGTAGTTTTTGTCCCAGAGCCTGCTCCGCCCATTACAAAAAAGATTTCTACTGATTTTGTGCCGTCTGCTCCTTCTGCTAACGTTGTTTTATTTGAGTTTGCAAAAGTGATATCAAGATCTGATGTATCGGCACTAAATCCAGTAAAAGTATGTGATGCATATGCAGCATTTCCAACCATCATTGCCCAAAGAACTTCTTCTACTGCGTGGTGAGTATTTTGCGTATCGTCTGCGGCACCTGCGCCTGAGCCCGCTGATTTAAATGGGCGCATATAAGTTGAAAAACTCCATTCTGCAGGTGCATAGGAGTCTGTAAACATTTGACGACCTCGACGGCTATTGCCTGCGGTGTCCGCCATTTCATTCAGAGTAATTTCTGATGCATTTGTTGCTTGCGAAAAAGAGAATCCGTCAAGAACAGGCATTTCCCAAACTGCACTGTCTATCTTAACGAATACCTTAGTATCGCGACTAAAATATAATGTATCTGCCATAGTTTATCTCCTATGTATATTGAAAGGACTAAGACGTGAACGTTTGTTCTTGCCAGCCGTTTCTAGTAACGAACCTCTAGAAGAATTTCTCCTACACCCAGTGGTTCCAATACTCCTTCATCAGTATCAATGCTAATAATACTAATTTGATGTGTGTGATGAGTAACTCCTCGTCTATCTTCATACTCTAAACGAGAGTTTGTCTCTATAACTGTTTCTATATCCTCAAGAAGCTCTTCTAAAGCTTCTACTGAATCTTCTGCCTGAACATATACTCGAACTGTTACTGCTAGAAATCTGTCCTTATACCCTCCTGCTTGGTAAAGTCTACTTTCACTTCCTGCATTTAAGTGTATGGAAGGAAATTCATTTACTTCGTCCCAAAATTTTAACCTTGGGTGCACGTTACCGTACATATTAGTATTAAACTCGCCGTTTCCGTCTATTTCTTTTAATTTTTCAACTAATGCATTAGTTATACCAAGTCTTCTAGTTGAGTATGCTCTATTAGTATCTTCTGTCATTATACTCTCCTAGTGTAGAACCTTCCAGTAGCTAATTCAGCTGCTACATCCCTTATAGACTTATCGATAAGTCTACGTGGATCTCTATCTGTAGAAGCCCATGCTCCGCCTGCTCCTACTTCAAAAACTCTATAAGGATTTTCTTGATATGTATATCCTATACTAGGAAACCCTTGTGGAGTTTTTACAATGTCAGTAATTCTTACTGAGGATGCAAAAGTCCCTGTTCTATTTTGAAGTGCAGGATATTTCATGTTTTTAAGTACCTGCCTGTTAAGCTTAGAATCTAAAAGAGTCATTAAAGCTACATAGCTTTGTTGGCCTTTACTAGCAGGGCCAGTAATATGTTTACCAATTCCAGAGTCTCGTAAAACTCGTACTTTCTTTTTAGACTTTGTAGGCTTTGAGCGCTTTGATTTACTGGTCTCTTTTACTTGTTTTCTACGCTTGCCTATTGTCCGCTTGTTTTTTTGTTTTGTGCCTGAAATACTATCTAAAGTTACTTCTGCAATTGCATCATCAAGAGGGGTTGACCCCGGCATAGTAGCTAGCTCTTTTAGTTCTCTTCGTAAAGTTTCAATAGCTGCTTTTTCAATCTCTTTTTGAGTTTGATTATCAATAGTAGACTGCCACGTCAAAACAGGAATATATTTTTTACGTAATCTTCCGGTTTTAGTAAGTAATTGATCATGTTGTACACTAATTCCTAGTGTGTTTTTTGTACGATCGACAACTTCTTGTATTCGTGCATCTCCTCCCGCTTGCTGTAATATTCTGTCAGTTTGCAGGGTTGTAACACTTGAAGCAGCAAGACCTCTGCCGTCTTCTGAGTGCCCCAGCTGAGCTCCTTCAGTATCCCCCATACCGCCTAATTTTGAAAATTCTGTTTCGCTTCCTTTACTAAAGTGACGTTCTACTATTTGCCTTAATATTGCTGTTTTGTTGGCAGTTTTAGTACCTGCTTTTGCAGTGCGTATTGTTTCGTACGAAGATATAATGTAGCATCTTTCAGTAGGTTTTAATACTATACCCTTTTTTGCCTCTACTAGCTCATTGAACCGCCTTGTAGATTTTACGTTTTTTGATTGCGTTTTTAACCAAGTATCCCAATCAGTCCATATTTTTGTCTGCACTGATACGGGCATTGAAGGAAATACGCTGCCCAGCACTCTCATGAAAACCATTTGATCAATCACAAGTAACTGCCCCGACTGTCGAACTATTGATTTTCTAGACTCTCTAGCTCCGCCCCCTTCTGCTGCACGTTTCATCTCGTCCAGCATTTTTTGTGCTAGTCTACCTGTTGCCATTAAAAGTTTTTATATAGGTCCAGAACACGTTTAATGTGATCTGGAAAGCCTCGCCCCTCTCCGGTGCCTTGATTCTCAATAGTAGCGCCAGAAATAGTCCGTCGCTGAGTGTGCTCATCTTTCATATAGTACTTAATTAAATCTACTACTGCAAGTCTCAAATCAGTAGGACATACTGAATATCCTGCTTTATATGTAACTTTTACGGACCCCGCACCACGAGGCCAGTTTTTATAGGTAGATCCCGTTACGTACAGTACACTATCCGTCGTTGCATCAAGATAATAGTCTGTAGTTGGCACGGTGGTGTAACTTTCCGTAACGGAATCTCTTTTTTCTACAGAAACAATAGTATTTACTGGAGACTCTGTAAGCTGTACAATATGAGTGTCCCAGTCCATATTAACTGTCTCTACTTTGTTAGTAGTGTAAAAATCTACAATACTGTTTCCACAATAAGTTTTTACTAATTGACTCACAGAATCAATAAGCTGATTTATACGAAAGTCGTCCTTAGGGTTAGTAAGTCCTTCAATCTGTTTATAATCTGCAAGAGTAATTAAATTTGCCATAATAAATCAATTAGTAAAAACTTGGGGAGGAAACCCTCCCCAGTTTATTTATCTAGCTATTAAGAGCCCGCTTGGACTAGCTTAACAACAGATACGTCAGTAGTACCGTTATTAGCA